TCTTGTATTAAATTAGCAATTGTTAAAACATCTGAAGCACTATAAGTTATTTGAGATTGATTAAGCCCGCTAAACAATCTAATAAATGAATTTTCTCCATCTTTAGCGATAAGATCAAACCCAGTATCAACACTTGCAGTTTGCCCTTCTAATCTTATTGAATCAAAAGCAGCACTTTCATCTAAAAATAAATTTGCTGAGTTTGTATTGTTAGAAAATAAAATTACTGGGTCCTGAAGTGCTGTTGTATATAATTTTAAATAACTATCACCTTCCACCGCTTTACGATAGATATATAAAGATTTTCCATCAGTTATATCAGCTATATCAGTATCTTCAAAAAATGTAACGTCACTTTGAATATCTGGCATAATTTTCAGATTACCTGCTGAATTATACACCTCTGGTACATTAATAACACCAGTTGCCGTTAAATTAACTACTCCAGTAATATTATTATTATTATCAATAATAACATCCGAATCTTGAATTAAATTTCCATCAATACCGTTCCACCGAACAACAGCATTATCAGTAGATGAACTCGGCCCACTTACAGTACCACCATAATCATCAACATTATCAATAAAGTATTTCCGATCCTCTACAGGAAATATTAATCTTCTACGTATTACCCCATAGCATGTTGATATTGATAAGAATATAACTACTATTAAAAGTAGTTTTTGCATTTCTACTCTCCTTTAATATATTACTGCCATGTTTGCCAATAATATATTATTACTGTAATTGCTGTTAAGGAAGCATCATCACCACCAGCCATTTCAACAGTACATTGACCCGCCACTCTTACACCCCTAAAATAATTTGGTGTACCAGCATTATCAGCTTCACTAAGTGCATATCTATTTGGGTTTGTTGCTGTTGTAAGAGCATCTCCATTAAATATTACAGCACCATTCTCATCTTTAATTACAATATCATAATCAGTATCAGTTCCAGTAGCATCAATGACGACACTTTCTAACACACCGTATATATCATTTAATGTTTCAGTAAAGTCAGCCGGTGGTGCACCTGTTTGTGTAATGGTTACTTTCTTAAACGCAGACATTCCAGCACCTTCAAGTAATGATTCTTTATTTTTATGTGTTTCTGTCACCGCCATTGCAGTACAAGTTATCGCCAATAAGCATATAATTATAAATTTTTTCATTATTAACTTTCTCTTACAATATAATTATTATCAATCTCTTCATTTATTACTACATTTAAAATATCATTATTTCCTTTATCAAACCTGTTATTATTATCATCACTATCTGAATCATCCATTCCATCAGCTTCTCTAGCTAATTTATAAGCATCTTCAAGCATTAATAATAATTGATTTTGTTTTGATGCTTTTTGCTTCAATGGCTCACATAATATAACAGCTAAATTAGTATATACTAACTTAGTAAAATACGTCGGCCATTTACTAACATCTTCTCTAATTCTTAAATACTTTATAAATACTTCATCTTCATTAGTTAGTAACATATCTATTTCATTTTCTTGTTCACCAACTACTCGAACATATAACTCTCTTCTATAACTATACTCTATATCATCACCAGCATCATCTATTGTAGATATAATTCTTACAAATCCGCTCGGTAATTCATATTGATGTTCATAACCAGATATAGGTTCTATATCATACTCAGAAAGTTTCGTCCTTGTAGTAGCAAACTTCCAATTTACCGGCAAGTTATATATCTCATTTCTCGCAAGCTCATACATTGCATTAGCAAGTTCAGCAGCTTTTGTATCATCAGTTAATGAAAATAACTTCTTCGCACCAATAAGAAGAAGGGCGGCATTGATAATATCTATCTTTGATATAGCCATAGATTAATTCCTAAAAGATGGGGTAACTGAAGCTACCCCATATTATAATACGTTAATCTTACGATTGATCGGCAAAAGTGGGAACAGTATCAGAAAATACTATTCCAAACAAATACCAGTTAGTTCCATCACAATATATCTCAATAACCGTACCAGCAGCAATGTTAAGTAAATTAAGTATAGAATTACTATCACCATCACTGTAAACACCAGTATTAATTTCATCAGCTGCTTCACCAGCGTCAGTATCAGCAAAAGCAATACCACCAATAAAAAAGTTTGTATCACTTTCTGAATCTATATTATGATCGTGTGATTCAGCAGCAGCACCAACATAAATAAACTTATAGTATAAGCCAGCAGCTTCAGCAGGTAAATCAAGAGTTGTATCCTGTGATAAATCAGCAATCACATGTAGTTTACCAGTATTTGCGGCTAAAATGTCATAACCAGCTTCATCAGTCACAGTCACAATCTCACTGTTAATTCCGCCTCTAATAGTGGCAATATTACCAAAACCTACATTACCAGTAACTAACAACTCATCGTTACCATCTTCATCATATTCAAGTGTCACATCATTAGCACTACCAAAACCAAGTTTAATATCATCCTGAACTGTAATGGCTTTAAAAAATCTTACAACATCTTTGTAATCAAATCTATCATCCATAGTGATAGGACTTAAAGCTAAACAAACAGAAGTAATCAAAAGTAAAGATAATATAATAAACTTCTTCATAATAATCTCCTATTTATTAAACTGCATCATCCATATCAAACAGTGTAACATCTGGTTCAGCATTTTCATCCAACCATGCTACAATCTCACCGCCGGTTGCGGCTTCAGAAATCGCTACGTAATCAATACCCAAATATCTACTATACTTACCCGGAGGAAGAGCTATTTGTATTACAGTACCCAGCGCTAATTGTGCAACAGCTAACGTACCAGTAGCCCAAATTTCTTTACCAGCCGAAACATCAACAGCAGTATGAGTAAATAACTTAAACTCAACACCAGACGCAGCACCAGCAAAAGCCGTTGTTACTTTAATTTTCAAGTAAGGAGCTTTCTTTCCTTCACCGATGCGGATAGTAGTTGGAGCAGCCGCACCAATTAAATCAAGAATGTTGGTAAGCTGTGCAGATGTAGTACATGCTTCCTCAAAATCTGCATGAGTACCAGCAGAGTAAGCGTATGTAAAACAATTATTTACATCCATCATTTTTATAATCCCCAAAAAAAATTGTTAATATTATTAAGTTAAGTACGCCTGTGTATTCGTAATCTGATCTACACGTTTCATAGGAACCCCCATGAATCGAGTTACAGAGCGAGCAAACGGACCTTCACCTTCACTATCCATTGTAAAGTAAGCATTACCCTTTTCATTAGCTCTTTTTTGAGCTTGAGTAAGCACAGTTCTATTACAATAAATCACCGCACCTTGACCGTTGTATTCCAACTGGTTATAGGCTTCAATCATTGCATCTTCGCTAAATGCAAAGTCATCTACACCGTCAATGTTGGTAGTAGAAATATTTGCAACTCTTTTAATACAACGAAGATCATTAATAAACATACCAAAATCAACACCAAACCAAGTCTGATAAGCGGGATATTTTTTAGTCTCACTTGTACCAGATTGATTAATAATACTCTTACCATAATCTTCCATCTTAATCGGAAGAACTCCACCACCATTTGGATCGTTTCTTGGATAGATAAGATTAACTTTTTTAAAACCCCACTGTATAAAATATACACTGGTTTTATTAGAAGTTGAAGATGCATTACCACCAGCATTATCAAAAACCTTTGTTTCTGAACCAGCCGTTTCAAGTGAACTATAATCACTTCTAACATTAATACCATTAATTCTACGTGTATCTGTAGTACGATTACCATCAAAAATACGAGATACAAGAGTCTTAGCCATACCACGTAAAAAGAACGCATCTTCTTGAAGTCGAGTAGCAGCAGCATCAGGTGAATGTACAAGTTTCTTTACATCAACTTCAGAAATGCCGTTAAGCATACAAGTAGGCTCAGTAATTTTTTCAGTTACACCAGCCTCTTTAGTAACACCCTCATCATACGAACGTTCTGCACCGGAAGGCTCAGATACAGTACGTGTATCTTCGTGATAAGTACCGTTATTACATTCAACCCATGTAATATCTTCAAGGATGCGATTTTCTTCACTAATAACATCAACCAATTGAGCTAAAGAACCATCAGGGTCCTCACGCCGCATAATTTCAGTTATTGTAAGATTGCTTCCCAAGTTTAAGGTTGCCATAGTACAAACCTCCATAAATTGTTAATAATTAGTTATTATACATTCGGAAGTTATCTGCACTACAGCAGACTTCCTGTACTTTTACGTTATACTATAACGACAGCCTCTTTAGCTGTAAAGCACAGGCCCTAAATGGGTTATCTGATATGAACAATGAATATTTATCAGTATAAATACTGGATATTCTACAGTGTTATACGAATGTTTAAAACCTAATGTTCATTAAATTTTTATTTTTTACCAGTTAATTCGGGTGAATTTTTATAAATATCAGAAATCACTTTATTTATATTATTTTTATTTTGGTCACTTCCTTCATTAGGAATATTGGTTTGTCGCTTTGTCGCCCTAGCTATATTAATCCAAACACGTCTTTGATCTGGTGTAAAACCAGCTTTTTGCCATTTATCGTGATTAGTCGGATCATCATAGACTCCAGCTTCCTGAAGCACTTTAATAAGCTCATCAGTGCCAAAATCTTTAATAGCTTGAAAAGCTAATCTATTATCTTCAACTGCTGAATCACCTTTGAAATCTTTATCAAAAGCTACACAAGATTCTTTAAATATTCTTTCTTGTGCTTCTTTATTCGATTGAAATTGCTGTAAAGAAATTTCTTTCATCTTTTCAGCAACTTGATTAACCATACTTACCGGCCATTTATTACTATGAAAGAACTCTCTCCAATGATTTTCAAGTTCTTTACTATAGTTAAATCCCTCTGGTAGTCCCTCTGTATTAAACTCATAATCTTCAGGTTTTTCAGCAGGCCCCAATTCTTGAAGTAATGATTGATGATAAGCTGCAATATCCTCTTCTGATGCGTTTTCACCGGGCTTATTAATAACATTCTCAGCCCTCTCACCAAGTTTCTTTTGTGCGTGTGCATAATTTTTAGTTAATGTATCTACATCATGTACATCATCAAAAACTTTACTCTCTTCAAATCCCTCACCAGCTATTGTTCTAGCGGCTCCTATAAAACTTTCGCTAAAACTACCATCTTCACCTATATGCTGTAACAATTCATTCATAATACTTATTTCCTTTCACTTAAAATACCGACACAAGCATTTATAATATCATTTTCATTAATACCTGCGTTATGCTTAATTAATTTATAAATTTCTTCTAATGCTAAATTAGCTAAAGCATACTCCTGACCATCAGGAAAACGAGTTTGAATATACTTATATAAATCAAATAGAACTCTTCTATTACCGTCATTTGAAAAAAATGAATTATAATAATCAATCTGCCGCATTTCTAAAGCATCTTTATTATCATTTAATTCGTCATCAGGCATTAAATGCCAATTAAAACTATCCACAATTTCTCTCCTAATTCTTTAATAAGGTATTATAGATTCATCCCACTCTAATTTATTTCTGTCTAATTTTTTTAATAATTTTTCCGTCCGACTTTTAAAACGTTCATCTATATCTTTACGAAAACCACCAGATCGTTTTACATACTGCCTAATTTCCTTTTCAATTCTTTTCTTTTCTTCCTCCTCTATTTCTTCCTCTATTTCTTTGCTTTCAATCATCTCTTTACTTTTACTCACCGCTATATCAGCAGCTTCAGAAGCAGATAATACCGGAACTAAAGCCTTTTCAGGTTCATTCGTAGAACTAACTGGTTTTAATTCTTCAACCTCTTCAATTTTCTCACATTCTTCATTAAATTTTTCAACTTCTTTTTTCAATTTCTTATAATTTTTACTCATTATACTATACCTTTCTTATTTTCTTTTAGTTGGTTTCCATCCATGCTTAATTGCTCGTAACAATCTAATCCCTTTCTTTGCTAATGCGGCACTTTTATGTGTAGATTTCTTTTTCCATCTACCTTTTCTTTTAACATAAATTACTCTACCTTTTCTTTTATACGGCATATTACATTCTTCCTTGTGAAATTAAATCAGTAGGACTACCTTCCTCTGGTTTATTACTTAATCCACCTGTAGCTCTACCTAATTTCTCAGCCATTTCAACCTGTTGCGCCAATTGTCTTTGCTGTTCAACTTGCTGCCTAATCGCTTCAACCTCTTGATTAGATTTAATTCTCTTTTGTTGCATCCCTTGAGCAATAGCAACCTCTTCAGCAATTTCAACCCAATCAAACTTCCATACAACCGCCTCATCTAATTGAGCTAATTGAGCAATTAATGTAATAGCATCAATAGTACCTTTAGATTTAAGAAGAGTTCTTTGTAATTGTGCAAGCGGTCCTAAATATCTAATATTTACAGTTGCACCTGCCTGTAGTAATTCATCAGGAATTTCTGGCATACGACCAGCTTCAGTCTCATGTAATACCAATGCTTCAATATGCGGCTCAATACTCTCTTGTTCATAAGTATCTACAATAGTAGACATTAAAGTTGCTTTCTCACCCATCATTTGACTTACTTCAAAGGCAGTCTTTGTAGTTCTATCAACATTACTTAACATTTCAAAAAATCTAATAAAAAACGTATCATCAATCTCTTCATGTAATCTGGCAATTTGAGCATCAGTAATGGGCCAATTCAACCTATCCATTACAGTCTTTACACCTTCACGATTAATATCATCAACCCATGTATAACTTTTAGGATTAAGTTGGCTTTTTAACAAACTTGCTCTTATTGTTTTACTTGCAATTCTCGGAGGTTCTACTGCCATGTGTGCCGCAACAATATTTTTCTCTCCTAATTTATTGACAAGTAAAGCAGTAGTTAATGAATCAGCGCATAAACTTGTGCCATAATCAGAGCCACTTTCTCTTAAACTCCTCCATACTATAGGAAATACATTATCCCCGAAATTAAATACCAACCTACTATCTTTTTTATTACGAGCACCTTTTGTAACACAAAAAACTTTATACATCCTATCTTCAGGAAGTAAACTACTTTCATCACGATCATTATTAGGATATACCGCCCATATAAACTTCTGTTCATCAGTTATTCGTTTCAACTCCATACCATTCTTAGTTTTCTTAAACCAGTTTTTAGGTAAATTCTCTTCACCAAATAATTCCACCGCTGTAAGATGAGTAAGAGTTAATGTTCTATGATAACCAATAGCGTCACCAAATTTATTAGTTACTACATAACTATCTCTCGGATGCACTACATCAAACATAACTCTATCTTTCACCATATCTCTCATCGGAACAACAACAGAAGTACCAATTGAATGTGCATCAAGAGCATGAGGAACCTGACTTGAATAAAAGTTAGACCGATTAGCTGCAAATAAAATCTGCTCAACCGCCTCTTGACAATATTGTTTAACTCGATCAATTTGCATTAATCTTGCATCAGGAGCTACAAACTGAATCCACGGAATAGATCGATTAACCATATAACCAATCTTACCGCTTACAAATTTATTTAATGCATTTGCTGGATGTTGGTCAAATATATTAGAGCCATATTGTTCACCTTCCACCCCATCACCAAGTATATCATACCTTCTAGGTCTATATATTTTAACTATAGTAGAGTGTAGATCATTATAAAGTTCTCGCTTACTCTCTAATCTGCCATGTGTTTCAGTAATAAACTTAGTTATTTGATCGTCTGTTTTATTCTTCCATTCAAACATTGCCATGATTAAATCCTTATATTCTTATCGGGAACAATTATTAAACCCTCACTCGATCCATTAAACTCCTTCAGCATCTTTCTAAAAACTAGCGCAAATTGAAAACAATCCTTCTTACATTTTTTCTCACCACTTAAACCCGCATGTCCTTCTTCATCAGTTTTCTCTAAAAACACTCTTCTACCTCTAAACTTTAAAAAAGGAATTTCTTCAGCACCAATCATTTTACTCATTTTAACTTTCTCTCTAACCTAACAAATCTGATAATATTGGTCTTTTAATTGGAGCTTCTTCTTCTAACAGTTTATTAAAATCTGTTGTTATAGATTTAGCTCTACCTGAAGCTCTGCGTTGTTTCTCTCTTAAATCAAACTTAGCCTTCTCCGGTTTAGGTTGCACCGGCATAGGTGCTGGAGGAGGAGTTGGAGCAGGAGAGGGTTTACTACCGCCGCCGCCGAATCCCATAATATATCTCCTTAAAAATTAAATCTTCAATAAATTATATGATTTTTTATGATATACATTAGGTGTATATCTATAACTACCATATTTAACTTCAATTTCTTTATTACACAAACTACAATTTATAACTTTTTTAAATCCAGGTTTTCCGGGGGCAACACCAATAGTAGTATTCCTCCCGCAATGGTAACAAAATATAATCCAATTTTGTCTCATATTATATACTCAATATATTAGTAACACCAACATCTACATTATTCTCTATTATCATAGTTGTATCATCAGAATAATTATTATATGCCTCATCAAAAGTAGGCGGATAGTATTTCTTTATCACTGCCATATATCCAAATGCATCAGAACCATTACTAAACTCATCGTGATCTGGAACACCAACAAATACAGGATGATCTTCAGTAGATGTTGCAATACTCTTTTTAGCTTTATAATTATTAAGGGCCGTCACACCACCTTCACACTTTGAATTAAACTTACACACATTCAAAATCGCTCTCACACAAGCAATCCTCTCTTCAACTCTGTGTCTCGGCACTATTCTAATCGGAGCGCGTTGAAGTTTCATCAATATATCCTGTCTTGTAGTAATCTCCTCACCCTGCATACGAGTTGCTCCATCATGCGGTAGGTAATGTGCTGCATAAGTATACTTCCTCGCATCCAGTATATCTGACAATTCCTTCATTCCCTTACTGTAACACTCATAATAATCAACCAACCATATCTCATGTCCAACAAATTGTACAAACCAAACAGCAGTAGTATCACTCGCCCTAATTCCTAAATCCCAAAATGTATAAACAGGAATACTCGGATTATATAGTGTATCTAACTCAATTCTCCCCTGTTTTAAAGCTGTACTCATTTTCTCAGCATAATATGCCCCCTCTAAATCATAGTCCTCCCAACTATTGTCAACCATTCTAGCCCATCTCTTGCGATTCTCATCCTTTAACCTACACCAATCTTTCCAAGTCTCTAACGGTATGTTCTCTCGATTTTCAACCGACTTAGCTTCATATAATGCATACTCTTCCCACTGCTCTTTCTTCCATCTCCTCCATATCCAATTATGGCCATTAGTGTTAGCAATACACATTAACTGATTATATGGTATACCAATTTTATCAATAATCGCTTTAATTACTCTGTCTCTTTGCCCCTCACCTTCATCACCATCATTTGGTATTTGCCTAAAATCTTCATATATCTTATTTAAGAAACCTAACTTAATAAGCTGTTTTTGAATTGAATCAATTGGAGTGATAATCCTTCTTAACCTTCCACGAAGCATATCAAACACTGCTCCACTACTCATCTCTTCCGCCTGCTCAATACCAACCCATCCTAAGTTTACATTTTGTAGTAAATCACCTAAACCCTTTAAATCATCAGCATGTGCAAATCTTATTACACTTCCTGTAGCAGGTATAGTAATAATTGGATTAGACCTCGGTACTTTAATTCCTGTATAATCCTCAAAGTCACGCATAGTCGAATCTCTAAGGCTTTTTTCAGTCTTACGGAATATTATTCCAAAATTGTTTTTATAGAGGTGACTAAGCGTGTAACCTTTGAAGATCATTGTAGTAGTTTTACCAGTTCCCCACGAAGCAACAAATGCAGGAAAACGAGCAGTAGATGCATAAAAAGGAATTTGAAATTCTTTTAAATTAAATACTTTATCAGGAGTGTATGGCATATCTTTAACCATTATTTCTTCTTTGGCCTCCCCCGCTTCCTTTTAGGTTTTTCATCTTTTTTTACTGATGTTTTAATACCTATCTCTTCTGATGTCGGTAATGAAATAGGAGGTATTGTTAAATCTTGATCGACTGTTTCTATTTGCTTAACTTCAGTGGTATCAAGATCAAAAGACTTTACTCCAGCAGCATTAATAATTAATCGCTGCGGCATATCTCGTGTTATATTAGCTTCAACACTTTTTAGTTTCGGCATTAAGTAAGAAAGTAAATCATTAGCTAATTTCGGATCATCCATTGCATCAATAGCTATTTTATGGTAAAAAGAACTAAATCCATGATCTTTTGATATGCGGTTTAAATGCATCTCAAGCTGTCTTATCCTCTCTGCAACTTCAGCTTGTTTACCTCTTAATGCCATTTAAACACTCTTAACTATAATTTTAATAGTATTCATCTTTTATTTCATACGGTTTAAAATAATAAGAGTTCGTATATAGTTTAAATTTTTTGAAAATTTTTAAAATTTTTTTTCTCTCAGTATGGGAAAAACTATATACACTCCCCCTCTTATACAACAGGCTATGCCCGTCTTAAAAATTCAATAAGAATGCTTTAATTCTTTATATATAATATCTATTTTACTTACAATAAATCATCACAACATGTGACTAAACATTGACACTTGTCTATATATGTATAGATTATCACGCAAGCAGGCGCATAGCTAACAACACAATAGACAGAATAACTACAAGTAGTAGTGCTCGGACTATACGTTGAGCAGTTGATCGCGGTTGGATTGTAAGCACGCAATTAAAGACGGCTATAAGTAGACATAATTTACCTACAATAATAATAAACTCTTTAAACATGGTGCAAATTCTCATGTATATGTTGTGTATCGCTGCCTTTTAACTCACAAACCAGTCTATCCACTTCATAAGCAATAGCATCAATGCAAATAGATATGTATAGATCATCATCTAGTTTATCTTCACGCATTTGTTTGATAATATTTTCTAACTCTTTAATATATTTTTGTTTATCAGTCATTTTAATCACCTAGTATAAATACGAATAAAAAATATTAAGGTTGCAAAGTATTTTATAAATAAATTAAAATACCGTATTTGCAGTGGTTAGATGGATAAATGTAATAAATTATAATTTTATCATTTTAAAACGAACATACTATTTGTTATACTGTAAAAGTATGTGAAAACTAAACTATTAAAAAGGATAATAAAATGAAGTGTAAAGATTGTAAATCAGAAGATATTCAGTTTATTAGTAAATGGTCGGATAGTGAAAATGAATATGGTTGTATTGACTGTGGACGGACAATAATTACAAAACCTGAAAATGAAGATAAAAAGATAGAGGTATAAAATTATGATTACAAAAACATATACAAAGAATGAAAAGCGTGAGTATTTTAAGAAGTTAAGAGAGAATTGGAATAGAGCAAAGCAGTTGTTGACAGAAGATAAGATTAAAGAGATTGACGCGATAATAGCAACGCATGGAATGAATATATCGCAAACAGGATTTATGTTTGTAAGTATGCAAATGGCTGATTTAGAGCTTGACGGATTGCCGTATTTAGACGCAAAAACTTATCAAGGCTGGAAAGATAACGGTTTTCAGGTTAGGAAGGGAGAAAAGAGTAAAATAAAAGGTGTTACATGGATTGGTATTAAATCTGAAAATGACGAAATAGAGAATAAAGATTATGTTTTTCCAAAGGAATATCACTTATTCCATAGAACACAGGTAGAGAGTATTAAGTAAAAAAATTATAAAACGAATGTTTAATTATTGTATTGATTAAAGGATATAATAAAATGAAACTAGTTAAACAATCCCAAAGATATAGTTGTGTACTTGCTTGTATTGCTATGTTAGCTAATAAAGATGAACAGGAAATTATTGAAAACACTGGTAGGAATTTTTATACAAGCGGTTCTGATATTGAGGAAGTTTTAGAATACACTAATCGGTGGTTAGATGTTATAGAGTATTCAGGGCGTATATGGCCATTAAAAGAGAATGATTTACCAGAGGTATGTATTATATCTATTGTAAGTTCTGATTGTGTTGGTGGTCATGGAAACGGACACGCTATAGTTAAGTATAAGGATAAATACTATAATCCGGGTAGTGAAACAGGTATAACAAAAAATATACCAGCTTTTAAAAGTGGTAGGAAAAGATTCGCAAGGTGGTATATCAGTGTAAAGATATAAAAAGTAATTAAAATGAACTATTAAAAAATGTATGCGTAAAGCATGATGAATAAATTAAGGAATTGATAGAATGAATAAAGAAAATGTAATAAAACTAAATAATTTAGTAAATTATTTATCTGACTATTTAGCTTATAAAATTGAGGATGATGGTTATCCAGAAACTTTTAGAGTAATAGTTGAGCAGGGAATTGAAGCGTTTGAAAGTATAAATGATTGTAAAATTAAAATAAATAAGGAATAAAAAGAATGAGAAAAGTATTAAAAAATCATGCAGAGGTTGCGCATGTATGGGCAAGTAAAAATCAAAATGAGGGGCGTTGTGGAA